TGCTTCTGGTAAGTCATTAATAATATATGCACTAGTTCGTTATTACAAAATGATGGGGTTAAGAACTCTAATATTAGTTCCCACCACTTCATTAGTAGAACAAATGTATACTGACTTTGAAGATTATGGTTGGAGCTCTGGTACATACTGTCAGAAGATATATCAAGGACATGATCGCAAAGTAACTAAAGATGTTGTAATATCAACATGGCAATCTTTGTATAAGATGCCAAAGAAATATTTTGAAGATTTTGGGTGTGTCATTGGTGATGAAGCACACATGTTCAAGTCTAAATCTCTGACAGGGATTATGACTAAGTTACACCAATGTAAGTACCGTTTTGGACTCACAGGCACCCTAGATGGAACGCTAACGCATCGCTTAGTACTAGAAGGTCTATTTGGTACTGCTGAAACTATTGTAACGACTAAGGAGCTTATAGACAGAAAAACACTTGCAGATTTGACTGTTAAGTGTATTGTTTTAAAACATAAAAACATTCGTGAGAAAATGACATATGCAGAAGAACTGGAGTATCTTGCAACAAACGAGAAACGAAATAACTTTATAGTTAATCTTTTGCAACACTTAGATGGTAATACGCTTTGTTTATTTCAATTAGTTGAAAAACATGGTAAACCATTATATGACCAAGTTCAAGAAACAATTACAGATAGAAAAACATTTTTTGTGTATGGTGGAACAGATACATCAGAAAGAGAAGAAATAAGGGGAGTTGTAGAAAATGAAAAGAAATCAATCATACTCGCGAGCTATGGTACGTTTAGTACTGGTATTAATATTAGGAACATCAATAACATCGTGTTCAGTTCTCCCAGCAAAAGTAGGATCAGAGTGCTCCAAAGTCTTGGGCGTGGACTGCGTAAAACCGATACTAAACATTCCGTTTTAATATTTGATATTGCAGATGATGTATCTCATAACAATAAACGTAATTTTACATTAAATCATTTTTCTGAAAGAATATCATTATACAATGAACAACAATTTGATTACCAAATTAGTAAGGTAAAATTGTAGACCCATAAATATATTTACATAATTAAGAAAAAAAGGATGAAAATGGAAACAAATTATAAAGTCGTTAAGTTAACAAATGGTGACAATATTATTTGTGAAGCTGTGGAACACGTTAATCAAACGTATATAATCAGAACCCCATTAAAAATGGAAGTGGTACATGATGATGATTCTGATGGACATATAGAATCTCTACATCTTTCTGCTTGGATATCACCCTTTACAGAAGACAAACATTTTGAAATTAAAGAAAGTCATGTAATTGTTATAACAGGAGCTTCAATCGGATTGTCAGCTTATTATAAAAATATTGTTAAAAAACAGAGTAGGTTCACAGAAGAAATAGTTGACAATTCAATTGTAATAGATGATAATGGGCCAACAGATGAAGAAATGTTTGATGAAGAATATGAAGAAGTAACATCAGCACTTGAAACATCTGATAATACTAAATTTAAATATCATTAACTTAACCAACCAACACAGCTATATTACCACTGTGAACAGCCCCTGTCAAGTCTCCTTTCATATTATTATTATTTTTATTAGTTACTTGACTTTATTGTGTCAATATAGTATAGTATATGTCTGACTTGAAAAAAGGAAATGGAAGATGACAAAAACTAAAAAAGCAAAGGGAGAACATTATGTTGAAAATAAAGTTTTCCTTCAAGCTATGACCGATTGGAAAGCTGAGTGTAAGTTAGCAGAAGAAGAACAAAAAGATTTACCCAAAGAAGAGAAAGTTAGACCACCAGTAAATAACTATATTGGGGAATGTTTTTTAAAGATTGCAACTCACTTATCGTATAGACCAAACTTTATAAATTACACTTATAGAGATGAAATGATTTCTGACGGTATTGAAAATTGTTTGCAGTATTGTGGAAATTTTGACCCAGAGAAATCAAAGAATCCCTTTGCGTATTTTACTCAAATTATATACTACGCTTTTCTGCGTAGGATTGCAAAAGAAAAAAAACAAACTCACGTTAGAAATAAAATGATTGAAAATATTAGTTATCAATCTTGGACAGTTAACGAAGGCGACACTAACCATTATAGTGTACAGGGCTTTGACCCAAGTGTAATGTTGCCAGATGAAGATGTTTATAAACCAAAAAAGAAAGTAGTGAATAAGACTAAAGGTCTTGAAAACTTTATGGAAGAAGATGAAGATGAACGTGAAGTAGGTCATGGATATGACAGAAGTGATCTTCCTAATTAAAAGGATCAAAACTATATTATGAAGATGGCACTTTTGACCGATACTCATTTCGGCGCAAGAAATGATAACCTTAACTTTAATGAATACTTTTTTAAATTTTATGAAAACACTTTCTTTCCAACTCTAAAGGAAAGAGGAATAACCACTTGTGTTCATCTGGGAGATGTTGTTGACAGACGTAAGTTTATAAGTTTTAGAATTGCAAATGATTTTCGTAAAAGATTTATAAACAAGTTTAAAGAGTTTGGTATTGACTTACACATCATTATCGGCAACCACGACACCTATTACAAAAATACCAACGAAGTTAATTCTATGGAAGAGCTGGTTGGTAAAGACAGATTTAAAATATACACTGGCCCAGAGGTTGTAAATTTTGATGGAACAGATATTGTTTTTATGCCTTGGATTAATGCTAATAACTATGATGAGTGTATAAATGTTTTAAATACTGCAAAATCAGATATTTTGTTTGGTCATTTAGAAATTAATGGTTTTGAAATGCATCGTGGTCAGTTTGCAGAAGGTGGTTGGGATAGAAAATTATTTAGAAGATTTGATACTGTGTTTAGTGGCCACTTTCACCACAAGTCTGATGATGGTCAAATCTATTATCTAGGCACACCCTATGAAATTAATTGGTCAGATTTTCAAGACCCAAAGGGTTTTCATATCTTTGATACAAATACGAGAGAACTAGAACGTATAGTTAATCCGTATACATTATTTAGAAAGATATACTATGATGATACCCAAGAGGATTATACTAAACACGATATAACACAATACAAAGATCAATATGTAAAATTGATTGTTGTAAACAAAAAAGATTTATATGATTTTGATAAGTTTGTTGATAGGTTGCTTTTAGCAGATGCATATGAAGTCAAAATTATAGAAGACTTCTCAGAGTTAGATGCTGAGAATGTATCAGATGATATTGTAGAAAATACAGAAGACACAATGACGTTACTGGAAAAATATATTGACCAGTTAGACGTTACATTAAGTAAAGATAGACTAAAAAATACAATGAGATCACTTTATAGTGAAGCTCAAGATTTAGAAATATAAGGGAAATAAGATGGACTATATTTTAGAAGCACTTAAAAAGAAGTATGAAGGTGACATCGCAGTTGCAGGGGCAAACGTAGCAGTATACACCCACAATGCAGCTGGTATTGGAGAACATTCGAATATTGTACAAGCAGTTGATGAACAAATTGCTTTGATTGCTGAGGCTGAAGACAAGTTAAATATTATTGAAAGGTGGGATTCAGGCAAACAAAGATTGATTGATTAGATAATGATATACTTTGGGATTTAAAAATATAATGGAATATTAATGAAATACGAATTTCAAATTAAAGAAGTTTCTAGGTCATATGCAACGGACTTTATACAGTCTTTGCACTATTCAAAAATTATGCCCAAACTTACAAAACATTTTCTTGGTTGTTATCTTGAAAATGAACTTGTTGGTGTTTTAACATTGGGATGGGGAACACAACCAAAAGCAACAATTGCAAAATTATTTGATGGGTTAGATACGAAGAATTATTATGAAATTGGTAAGATGTGTATGAAAGAAGAAATGCCAAAAAACTCTGAATCACAAATGATTTCTGCTGTGGTGAAGTGGATGAAAGTAAATACCCCAGAAAGACAGTTTCTTTATACATGGGCAGATGGTATAATGGGAAAGCCTGGCTATGTGTATCAGGCTGCAAACTTTTTATATGGTGGATTTATTTGGACACAGATTTACATTAGTGATAAAGGTGAAAAAATACATCCAAGATCTGCTAGAAAATTGTGTGAAGAAAATGTGCAATTCAAACTTGAAAGAGAACCAGATTTTTTTGTGGGTAAAAAAGGTGAAAGAATATATTGGTTAACTCAAGATTTTCTTGACTATAAAAATATACTTAAAGTACATGGAAAACAATTTCGTTATATACTTCCTCTTAATAAGAAAGCTAGGAAACTTCTAAAAAAATCGAATGTAGAATGGAATTTAAATTATCCAAAAGGCAATGATTTGGTGTGGAATAAATCTACAAAGGATGGGAAAAAAAGATTAGAGAGTATGCCAAAAATTGATAGTGATATGACAGAATATAATACAAAAAATGTTAATGCCCATAGGGGTACTTTGGAGGCTTTTATTTGATTCATTTTAATTATGTTAGATGGAAGAACATACTTTCTACTGGTAATACCTTTACCGAAATACAGTTAGACAGAAACAATACCACTCTTATTATTGGAGAGAATGGTTCTGGCAAGTCAACTATTCTTGATGCGTTGTGTTTTGGTTTATTTGGTAAACCATTTCGCAACATCAACAAGGGGCAGTTGTTAAACTCTGTCAATGGTACTGGTGGATTAGTAGAGGTTGAGTTTAGAATTGGTTCTAAGAAAGTCAAGGTAATTCGTGGTATCAAGCCAAACGTATTTGAGATTTACATCAATGGTAAGATGTATAATCAAGATGCAAACGCAAGAGACTACCAAAAGTATCTTGAACAACAAATCCTTAAACTAAACTATCGCAGTTTTACTCAGGTTGTTATTCTAGGTTCATCTACCTTTGTTCCTTTTATGCAACTCAAGGCTAGACACCGCCGTGAGGTTGTTGAGGAAATTCTTGACATTCAGATTTTCTCTTTGATGAATATGATTCTTAAACAAAAACTCAAAACTATTTCTGAGGATATTCGTGATATAGATTATCAATATAATTTGACAGAAGAAAAAATTAATCTTCAAGAAAAATATATTGATGAAGTGTTCATACATAAAGAAAATATTATAAAGGAAAAGACTTTACTTGTTACGAAAAATGAGAAAGAAATTTCCAAGAAGAATTCTGATATTAAATCTCACACCAAAAGTAACGATAAACTTCTTACTCAAATTACTGATAGTGATAAAGTAAACACAAAACATATCAAACTAAAAGACATTCAATCACAGCTAAAAGAGAAACATAGGGCGCATAATAAACTAGTTGGTTTCTTTGAGAGTAATGAGGATTGTCCAACCTGTCAACAACATATTGATGAAGTTTTTAAATCATCTATGATTGACAAGAAGAAAGGCGAAGCAGACAAAGTTAATTCTGGAATGGACGAACTTAAAAACGAATTGAACAAGATTACTAATCGACAGAAAGAAATTGATGTTGTTGTTGTTAAGATTAGAGAGAATGAAGTCCACATTGCAAAAGAAAATAGTTCTCTTATTCAACTTGAAAAATTTAATGCTACATTACAATCAGAGATTGACCAACTGAATACTGGCGAAGTTAATAATAATGACCGCAATAAGTTGACTGAATTAAAGAAAACTTTATCTGGTCTTGATATGCAAAAATCAAAGTTGCGTGAAGAACAAACATATAGTGAAGCTTCAAGAAATATGTTAATGGATACTGGTATCAAGACCAAGATTATCAAACAGTATTTGCCTGTGATGAATAAGTTAATCAATACCTATCTAACATCAATGGAGTTCTATGTTAACTTCACGTTGAATGAAAACTTTGACGAAACTATAAAGTCACGTTATCGTGATGAGTTTACCTACTCATCATTTAGTGAAGGTGAGAAGATGCGTATTGATCTTGCACTACTCTTTACTTGGAGAGCAATCGCAAAGATGAAGAACTCAACAAATTGCAATCTACTTATCCTAGATGAGATATTTGACAGCTCACTTGATGGAACAGGAACAGATGAGTTTCTAAAAATTCTGAATACATTGGGTGATGAGAATGTGTTTGTAATTAGTCACAAGCAAGATATACTAGTTGATAAAT